TGCAGCTGTAAGCGATACCGCTAGCGTGGTATTTGGAGCTGATTCCCAAGCAGTCCAAAGCGCCTCGCATAGTGAACCGCTTGCGCCCCAATCGGCGAGCATTTCCAAAGCGAAAGACCATTGATCATCGATGTGCTTATATGCCTTGCCATCGAGTGTTTGATAAGTGTCGATTGTTGCTGTGTTTGAAAGGATTGCGCTTGTTGCTTGCGCGTCGTAAGAAGTGGTCGCGATCGTCAAGGTTAGATCGCGTCCAGTTATGACGGTCGTTGCCATTTATGCTCCTAGTTAGTCTGTGTGTAGTGCGTTGATAGTTGAATCTCAGCCATTAAAGACGAACCGTTACCGACTGTTCGCGGTGCGACCGAATTTACTGAACCAAGTTCGTACCCTGACGGGATAACCGCCAGAATGCTAATAATCAGCTGCTCCAAGTTATCAAGGGCAGCTGCATTGTCGGCGTTTTGTACGCCGCAAGTAATAACAAAATTTAATTTAACCTTTGTCTGTGTTTTGCCAATTAAATCGATTTCCATATAAGGATCATCGGGAACGATTACGACGAACGGATTTGGTGGAAACTCCGGCACGTGGTCATAGACATTGGCTGTAACACCTGCAAAGGCAGTCGCTAGCGGTTGACGGACGCTCGAAAGGATTGTGCTTGCAGGCATTAGTTGACCATAGTTTCGACATCGATATACGGAGCAAGTAAGCCAGTAACTCGTTGGAGCAGTCCGCGTGATAAACGATATGGCTGGACTTGGAAATCTGCTCCATCAATAACACCGCCTACCGCTGTTCGTGATTGGTAAATTTCAGTAGATACCGCAAGCACCGCATTTTCAACCGCTGGAGTATTTGCGTAAAGTGATTCGGCGTTATACCCGGATAAATACGCCTTGCCTGCCGGAATGATTGCGCGCTTTTCAACGTCTGCATTTGTAATAGCGACCGTAAAGACGGTAGGCAGTAATTTATCGTCGGTAATAGTGAACGTGCCAGCGAAAGGAGCAGGCACGCCACTAATTACGACGGATTGTCCTTCGACGAAGTAATGCTCGCGGATTGTGTGGAAATACCCCACGTTATCCACTAATTCGTAAGCATTAATTCCTGAAGTGTTAGCGACTAACATTGGCAGGATTACCGCCTCAGCTGTGTCGATGTAACTTTCTAAAGTTGCGTCTGATACAAGGGCAGAACTAACGCCAAGCACCGAACGCAGTTGGCTTGCGGTAACGATATTTGGCATTAGTCTGTCCTTTCTGCTGGGCTTGCTCAGAAGCGGACAAGCCCATGACTGTTAATAAAGCGAATTACGCCTTATTGTTCTTAAATGCGCCCGCTGCAATCTTTGTCGCGATTGCGCCATATCCGTAGAACATTAGCGAAATCTGACCAGACGCGATTACGTCTGCGCGTAGCTGATAAGTTGATCCTTCGTACCAGGTATAAGCGTCCGGATTAACCATGATTAAGGTTCCGTCTGCGTCGCCTGAATTAAGTGATGGATCAACGTAGAAATCAAGTCCTGCGACGTTTCCACGAAGTGAAGTTGCGCTAACTGCGCCGCCTGCGTTCATTGGATTCTGAGCCATGTAAATTGGACGACCTGAATCGTTCAAAGTCATGATGTTGCCCCATTGTCCTGTGCCACCAATTAACTTGGTTGCATAAGGAACTGGAAGACCCTTTGTTGCATTGAATACTGAAGCTGCGCCACGTGAAACGAAACCAAGCAATTCTGTTGCTGTTGGGTAAGTTGTTGTGGTTGTGCTATCAGCTGTTGCACCTGAAACCAACGCTGCTGATACTGCTGCGTTTGTTGCTGCTGCATATTGCGCGGCAAGGTTACGTACAAGCTCGTCATAGAACATTGGTGAAGTACGATCCATAAGCTCGACTGAGAATGTCTGCTGTCCGGCGTACTTCTTTACGTTTACGGTTACGAATGCAGCTGCTTGATCTGTTTCGCTTGGTGTTCCAGCTTCGCTTGTTTCTGCGACTGTTGGAAGTGTGGTGATTTTTGGAATTTCGAAGGTCATACCAGCGTCAGGCAAAGTGCCGCGTGAAATTGCGTCAATTGATGGACGAATGGTGGTTGCTAGACCATTGATTACGGTTGCAAGCTGACGAGTTGGAACTAAGCCTGCGTTATCTGTGGTATCTGCCGCAGCTGCTACATATTGACGAGCATTGTCGTCGCCTAGTGCTGCTTTGATTGTGTTTTCTAAGTACTTGCCTGGAGTGAACTCTAGGCGTGGCTTTGCGTAAGCAACGCCAGCTGTTGCGTTAACTGCTGCCGCTGTTACTGCGTGCGCTGCTTCTACCGAAACTTCGGTAGATACTGAATCGGTAGATTCGGACACGGTTTCTTCCTTTTCTGTTGGTGGTGTATCTGCTTCCGGTGTTGAAGCAGAATCTTCTTCATCTTCGCTTGCTGCGACTTCGCTAACGCGCGCTGAACGAATTGCAGGCTCGCTAACTAGCGCGACGCCTGTTAATTCGCCTGCGGTAACACGCATGACGCCGGACTTCTTATCAATTTCATAATCGCTGACTGCAAATTCAACGGATAAGCCATCGCGTAACCCTTCGCTTGCTTCAATTAGCGCGTCTGTTCCCGCTGTGGTGTTAGCAATTTTGAAAGCGGCGTCAATGTACATTTCGTTCGGTGCTAACGACATCCATAAAGTTTTACCAATTCGACGGGTGCGATCGTGTTCAAGATTTAAAATTACTGGCTTTGGCTGAACTGAACCTTTAGCGAATACGACTTTTCCAGTCGAAGCGTTTGCAGGCTCTTCAAATGCGACAATGCGTCCAGTAATTGTGCGCTCTGTCGAATCGGCAGCGGTGATATTAAGCGGTAGGTGTAGCTTCACTTATTAAGTCCTCTTCTTCGCGGATTTCATCGACGCTCATCGCGCCAATTCGATTTAGTATTTCGTACACTTGCGCGCGCTCTAATGGATTGCCACGCAAGAAATCATCTAAGTCAAATCTGACTTTTGTTCCGGCAGGTGTTACGTCTGCAAAGCTCATGCGCTCTTCGTAAGCGACTAAATACGGACGTAATGAAAAGTCAACTAGGTCGCGTCGCTGATTAACTGCATTTGTGTAAGTGTTTGACTGCGGATCAGCAGACGCGAACCATGCAGGTAAGCCCATAGCGCGGCAAAGCTCTAATGCTAAGTATTGGCGGGCTTCATTTAGCTGTAAAGATTTTGGATCGTATCCGAGTGTTTCAATATCGACATCGCCATTTAAAATTGCAGTAGACGATTCGCGTCGAGCCTTTGCCCATGCTTGACCCATCTGTTTTAATTTATCGGCAGTTAAACCAATTTTATTTTTAATTACTGTCTGCGGAATTGGATTCATCGCGAAGTTATATGCAGACTTTTCTAATTGATGAGCTGCGCGGATTGTGCGACCTGCGCGGAATAATAATCCTTCATCTACGCCAGGAAATACCATTAAATCTTCAGGATTTATCGGCGTACCATCGACCCAATAACCAATAAGTTCCGTACCGTTAGCATTTGTCTTTGTTGCAACGCGCTCCGGTGCAATTCTTTCAGCTGAACGAATGCGACCTGTATCTGCGTATCGCTGTGTAACACGTGCATACGCGAATGGGTGGAAAATCATATCTTCGATAATCCATGCTTTGAATACAATTCCTGGAATGCGTGGATCAGGTTGGTTTAAGAATCTTGGAGCTGGAACGTAAGAATTCGTCGCTTCGTCAATCCACTCTAGCGGCAAGCTGCCAATAGTCGAGCAGATAATATTTCGACCGCGTGCAATTGTTGGAATTGCCATCGCTTGATCGCGTGTAGCTGATTGTCCAGCATTTACCGCGTAAAGTGTGTCGAAAGACTGCACCGGGATAGATTCAGCAGCTAGAATTTCCGGACGTACGGAATGATCCAGCGCAAAGTAATCACGTAATGCCATGCGACAATTTTCGCAGGGCTTATACGCCTACACGACTAAAATTTCAAGACCATGGTTTGGGCGTGTCGCAAAGTGTGTCGCGAGTGCGGCGGCAACCGCGCTCGTTACGTTTACACCGCTCGCGCGTCTGCCTATTACCCAACCGCCATCGCCAATAACTAATCGAGCAGCTGAATTAACGCCTTGCGTAAATTCTTCCTGATTTGCGTGTCGAAGACGTTTAGAAGTAACTGCACCTAGTAATTCATCGCAGGCTTGCGAGTAGGCATTTCCGTCGATGTCTTGAATCGGTATTCCTGCCGGGACTAACCTAGCAGCTACCGCCGACGCGGTACGTTTTGAATAAGCCACGACTTCGCAAGGATATTTTCGCACGTAAGGCGCAAGGTCGTTAGCCACCGCCAAATCGTCCACGCTTATCGGATTATGCCAGGAATGAAGTAATTTCACGAAGAAGCGGTCGTCGCTCATCTTTTGAGCCGCCACTAACGACGCATATTTACGATCAGGCGATAAATCGATTCCGAACCAGGTTGGCTCGTCTTCTGATAGCTTCAAATCATCTTCGCCGCATGCCAGCCACTTTTCAGGCGGAATGGCTGCGCTTAGGTTGGTTACCCATTGGCAAAGAACTTCAGTTTTAAAGACCGACGGGTCGTCGTTCATCGCGTCGCGGATATTATCCGGGTGTACGGTTTTACCTAGCGATGGATTTGCCTGAGCGACGCCTTTCCAAAATTCTTTGGAATCATCTATCTGGTCGTAGCCGCTAGACCACTCCCACCAACCAATCGAATCGTTAGCACCTGCAATAGCCTTTAGCGCGCGGTCGCGTAGCTGATTCAAAACTAAGCTGTGTTGATCGCCAGCATTGGATAGCGTGATAATCATAGGATTGGGATTACTCATCGTCGTATAGCGCATTGAAGCCCATGTGTCCAAATCTTTTAATTCGCGGGCTTCGTCAATCCAAACCAAGTCAGGGGCGGCAATACCACGCGCCGCCGACGCTCCGGCTCTTACCATGTAACGGCACCCGTTTTTAAGTTCGATTTCTTCTGATCCATGACGCCAACGGATTTTCTTAACCTGCTCCATTAATTGCTCGTTATCTTCAATGATTCCGACCAGCTGCCGGAAGGTTTCAAAGCTAGTGGTCAATCGGTGCGACGTACCGATCTGAAGCTTTAAGTTCCATTTAAACAATCCGGTCAAGATAACCGCAGCCATGAATGTCGTCTTACCTTGTTGGCGAGCGCAGATAAAGCCGGAAGTGTTATGCGCCCATCGTCCGTCCTTTTGGTATTTGAACATTTCGCCAGCTAGGTGAGCCTGCCAATCCATAAGCTCCAGCCCGATTGACTTAGCAAATTCCACGACTTCATCGCCTTTTGATGGCAGTTTTAGCGTTTTAGTGGCGATACGCGGGGTTTTAGAGCCTTTTAGGCGGCTGGATATGGGTATTAAAACCGATTGCGTCCGATCGTGTCCCTTTGGGGCATTTACGGGGCTATTTGGGGCTTCTGCGTGGCTACTCATGGCTTTTTGAAACCGTTTCGGGAAAATTAAGATTGC